ACTTCGGGCAACCGAACGGGGCACCAAACTTCACGAGGTCATCGAACATTGGCTGATCGGAGAAGACCGCCCGACCCTCAGTGCCGCAGAAGACGAACAACTTTCGCCGTACATCAACGAGATATCGGCATGGTTTGTCGAAAACCGTCCCGAACCAGTCGCCATTGAACAGGCCGTCTTCAATGACTACGCCAAGGTCGGTGGACGGTTCGACATGGCGCTCAAGTTCAGGGCGGGTCCACTTGCCGGTGACCGCATCTGGCTTTGTGACACCAAGACGAAGAACTCGTCGGTCACCGCCAGAGGGTACGACCAGAAGCCTTACGGCGACGCTGTGTCCCCACAGTTGGCCTCCTACCGGTGGGCTGAGTGGGCCACCACTTTCCCTCCCCGGATGCAGACGCGAGGTTCCCGCGCCTACCTCCTGAACGCCACTGAGCGTGAACATCTCGTGCCGCTCTCCGACACCCTCGGTGACCCCGAAGAGATGGGCACCCTCGTGCTTATGGTGACACCTGAGTGGGCGCGAATGTTCCCGGTCGAAACAGGCAGGGAAGTTCTCGATTGGGTCAAGTCGATCTCCGCCGCAAGCGTAGGCAAAGAGAAGGCCCGCAAATATGTTGGCGAAGTGGTCTGGTCAACCTGATGTCTGGCGGGGGATACGTCTACAACAGCAGCCCAGTCAAGGAACGTCTCAGAGCGCACAACCATACGCCTGACTTCCTTAACGGCTTCGCCGTCTACGTCGGCGGTTCGCTCCACCCTGACCACGGTGGCGATTGGGAACGGATGAAGCGCGCCAACAAGTGGCTTGGGGGAAGGGAGACTAACGCCCCCAAAGCTGACGTTCAACGAATGCAGGCGAAGGTTGCGGAACAGCCCTACGAGCAGCGGCAAATGATCGACGGGTTCGCTGCCGCCGCAGGCGTAGAGCACACTTGGAACTTCCCAGCGTTGACGGATGGTGAGCTTCTGTTCTTTCAGCAGTTAGCCGATTTGATCGCTATGAGTGAAATCGACGACATCGTTGAGTGCATATCGTTTGCGTTTCCCGGCGCTAAAGAAATCTCCCCGGCGGGCACACCGCCTGAGGAGCCTGAACTTTCCGCACCCCCAAAGCGGAAAGTGGTCCGTGTTGTCGAGACTGACCTAAGTATCCCCCCCGGTTACCTCGACGACACGGACCTTTCGGGCAGTGCAGCGGACGTAAAGAAACGGATCAACACCCTGCTTCATGCCCATTTGATAGCGGAGATCGAAGATAAAAACCGAAAGACAGTTGTTGACTGGTTGATCGGTAAGTTAAAAGGGTTCAAGGTTCCAGAAGAGATGAGGACATATGACTAAGAAAGCTGGCAGGCCCTCCGATTGGAGCAGCCCCCAATACGCTCGCTCAATTCCGATAGCGGCGACCAATGCGTTTAGCCGAGAGGAACTACTCAAAGCGCGCGAAGAAGTCGGTGAAGGCTCCATCGTAAAGCGTTCGGCTGGCCGTTTGACGGGCGACCTGTGAATGTCGGCGGCATCGACCCATCGTTCACCTGTACCGGGATCGCTACCCCCGACGGCCTCACCCACGCGATCAGATTTCCCAAAAAGCCTGCCAGATTTGAGCAGCAACAGTGGAAACGGTACCGGGCGAAGATCATCACAGCCGAAATCTACAGCCGCCTATGGTCGTGCGACCTCGCCGTCGTAGAAGGCTTCTCATACGGTTCACGCCAGGGACGCGAAGACTTGGGGTACCTCGGTCACCTCGTGAGAGACACCCTTGATGATATGCGTGTCCCCCATATCGAAGTCGCCCCCACCGCCCTAAAGAAGTTCGCCACGGGGAGCGGAACCGCCAAGAAACACGACATGAAAAGCGCAGCTACCGAACACCTATCGCTTGACATCGACGCAACCGACGACGAAGCTGACGCACTCTGGTTACGAGAAATCGGGCTGTGCCTCCTCGACCAGACATCGACCTCCCCGAATCCCCCACCAAACATCCAACTACCAAAGGAGTTATTGCAGTGTCACACGTCGCGTGTAAGGTGAGCGCCCCATGAACCTTGACTTTCTTGCAGCCCACTGTCGGCGGCACCTCGAAACCATCAACCTAGAAGTGCCCGACGCATACGCTCTTGAAGAAATAATCGCCGCCGTCATCGACTCCCCCTATGTGGTCAGTCACGATGAGCACGACAAACGGCTCGACGAAATCCTCAGCGACGACACCCTCTATGAGAAGGGGTATGCCGATGGGCACGCCGCCGCTCTTGAAGATGTCCGGTCGCTAAAGCAGTCTCCAAACCCGGAGATACAGCCAGGACCATCCTGTAGCTGAAACCCCAGCAAAAGAAAGAGAATCAGAATGAGCATATTTGACAACCTAGAGCCGATGAGTGGCGGGAACTTTAAGAAGTTCTCTGTCGCAGGTGACTTCATTGAAGGGCAGGTCGTTGACCTCTCCGTCGGAAAAAACTTCGACGGCGACAAAGACGTGCCAGTCGTCACCATCCGAGAGGCAAGCGGCATCGAGCAGCGAGTGTCGTGCGAAAACGCGATGCTTTACAATCTGGCGCTAGCCAACAAGGATTCCCTCGTCATCGGGGGATCGGTCAAGATTGTCCACACCGGAGTTTCGCCCAGCCGGGCAAAGCTCTACGAAATGAGCTTCGGGGCAGCACCCGTGGCGCCACAACCGGTAACGCAAGCCGCAGTGGTACCTCAGGCAGCCCCGACCGGCGTTCCCACGGCACCGCCAATAGCGTAAGCCAGGGAACGCAAAAACCCCCGCCGCCTCGACGAAGGCGGCGGGGGTTTCCCATCTACAAAGGAGAACCAATGACTTCACAATCGAAACGAGAGACAGTTCTAAACACTGCTCTTGAAGCCTGCACAAAAGATCGCAACACGGACTACGGCGACCCGGAAGATAACTTCCTCGACATCGCACGGCTATGGACCGCGTACAAACCAGACACCACATTCAACCGCACCGACGTGGCAGTAATGATGGTGCTCGTCAAAATCGCACGGGCATACACGTCGCCCACACTCCTCGACCACTGGACCGACCTCGCCGGATATGCAGCGTGCGCCTACGGATGCAGCGTCGCAGACAACGAGGACGCCGAATGAAAGACCGCCTCTTTCCCCTAAAGCCAGGAACTAAAGAGCCAGCCATCAACGACTGGCAACAAAAAGCAGGCAACGTCGAAACGAACGGCAACGTCGGCATCGCAACCGGCAAAGGTCTCGTCGTTATCGACATCGACGACTACGAAGCGTGGAGCGAAGTTCGCCCCCACCTCGGAGACGTAGACTTCACAAGTTATCCCCAGGTAACGACCCCCAGAGGGGGCCGACACATTTATATGCGGGTCGATGAGGCGTTCACCAACGCCAACTCATTCCCTAAAGGGATCGACGTGCGCGGCGACGGAGGATTCGTCGTCGCCCCGCCCACCCCCGGCTACCAAGGAACGGTCCCAACCCTCGACCTGATACCACTAGCACCCTCAACGGTTCTCAGCTACCTACGGCCCCGCCGGACCGAACCATCAACAACAACCTCACGCGACGACCTCAAAGCGTCCCCGACGGCGTGGGACAGGTTCAACGGCCACGCCACCAACCAAGACACCGCCAACTACCTCGAACAACTCGGATGGACAATCGGGCACACCGGCAGAGACGACATAATTCACGTCATCCGGCCAGGCAAAACCGAAGGGACAAGCGGCACCGTCGGAGCCGTCGCCCCCGGAGTGTTCTACTGCCACACGTCAAGCGACCCCGTGTTCAACGAAGAAACCCCCTACGACGCCATCCACATCTACGCCCACCTACACTACGGGGGAGACTACGCAGCCGCAGACAAAGCCGCAGAAGCCCGCTACGGGGGCTACCGAACACACCTCACAGAAACCGAACGACTCGACCAAACCGTAGAACTCTCCGAATGGGTCAACGAGCAACACGAACGCGTCGCAGACAACGACGCCGAAAAACGCAAAACCGGGTGGGCCAGCATCGCTCTTGACCTTGACGACATATCGCGACTACCCGACCTTGAATGGGCGGTCAAAGACGCCATCCCTGAAGGCGTATTCTCGTCCGTTTACGGTCCGACTGGCATCGGCAAAACGTTCGTATGTCTCGACCTGACACTGACCCTCGCATCGGGAGCCGACTGGTACGGCCAACCATCGAAGCAACAAAACGTCCTCTACCTAGTCGGGGAAGGCATCCGGGGATACAAAAAACGGATCGCCGCATGGCTCGACGAACACCCCCACCTGCACCCGGAGGGAAACATCACGTTCAGCGACGCCTACGGCCACTCTTTAAGGGACAGGGCCACAATCGACGGTCTCACCCGATACGTGCAAGAAAACAAGTTCACTTTCGTCGTCGTAGACACGCTCAATATGTTCAGTGGTGGCATCGACGAAAACTCGGCTCAGGAGATGTCCGAAATGACAACGGCGCTCACCGTCCTAGCTAACGACGCCCCCGCCACCGTCCTCGCCGTACACCACACTGGCAAATCGGTCGCTAACGGGCCACGAGGATCATCCGTCTACCAGTCGTCGGTGAACTCGTCGATCCTCGTCACAAGAGACCCAGAACTGCCAGAGATAACGCTCCACTTCGACAAGATGCGCGACGCTGAAGCGGGACGCCCGATGAAGCTCGAAATGTACTCGGTTCCGCAGCACGAATCGGCGTGCCTCCGAATCTCCACCGTCCACATCGAACAAGACCGGGCAAGCCTCCGAACACTGCTCGACTCGATCCAAGCACACGGACCGATGACAACAGCCGAAGCCCAGCACTACAGCAACAGTGGTCAAAAACGGACCCGCGACCTGCTCTCGCAAGGCGTCAGAGAAGGATACCTACACTACACAGAAGGACGTGGAAGGGGATCAAAGTCCATATACGAACGAACAACCAAACCCCTCTAAGTGTGGCAACAAAGTCCGTCACCGACCCCCCGCAAAGAGACCCCCACTGACACGCTTAAAACCCATACAAACAAAGGGCAAACAGGGGTTTTGTAAAGCGTGGCCCCCCCCTTAGACAAACGATCCGTTGCCACACTTTACCGGACATGGCGTCCCCGGCTCGCAAAGGCTCGCCGGGGGGACACCCACCGTATGTCGAACGACACACAAAACACCATCGAAAACGCCCCCCCGCACGCCCCCGAAAACGCACCAAAAAAAGACATGGAAAAATAGA